CGGAAGTTTGAGTAGACACTCCGACCCAATAATTCATAAATTTTACTTACTACAAATAATAATAATTTTCAGGCGGATGGAGGTGCCGCATATAATATCTCTAAAGTCTCGAATGAAACGAGCGCCCAGACGACTAACTTTGTTGATGGGGACATTCCGTGGTCATACGACATTGTTGCAAGCCCGGATGAAACGACGAAACTTTCGGGTTTCTCGGATGCTGACTTGGGTAATTTCCTTAGTCGGCCAGTCAAAATCAAAGAATACCAGTGGACACCACTTACTCCACTCGCAGTTACACGATTTAATCCGTGGGGAGAATTCTTTGGCAATACTGATGTTCTTGATAAAATTAATCGCTACCGTAATCTCCGCTGTAATCTTCGGATGAAAGTGTTAGTTAACGGAAATGGTTTTTATTATGGAAGAGCTCTATTGTCATATAATCCTTACGTCACGAATGATGAAATTACTGTAAATAGAACATTTATCCCACAAGATTTAGTTCAAGCTTCTCAGAAACCACATTTGTTATTGGATCCCACTTCCTCTCAAGGAGGTGAGATGTTACTACCATTTTTGTGGCCAGAAAATTACTTGGACATTACAAAAGCCGGTTGGGCTGATGAAATGGGAGAAGTTGATATTCACGATTTTGATGTTCTTCAGCATGCCAATGGCGGATCTGATCCAATTACTATTACAGTATTTTGTTGGGCAGAAAATGTTACATTGGCTGTACCTACAACTAATGAAGCACAGGGTCATGTTGAGGAAGCAGATCTGGATAAATTTGGTTTTCCTAAACCTTATGAACCCCAAGCTGGAAAGAAGAATACTCTGAAAGGTTCTAACACCTCATCATCAGATGAATTCGTAAAGGACGGATTGATTAGTAAACCAGCTTCTGCAGTTGCAAAAGCTGCGGATGCTCTTTCTATGATTCCAGTGTTAGCTCCATATGCTAAGGCAACCTCAATGGTTTCCACACGTATTGGAGATATAGCACGTCTTTTTGGTTATTCTCGCCCACAAGTGGTAGAGGATACTCGATCTTTTGTACCCCGCCTTGTGGGTAATATGGCGAATAGTGACGCGCCTGAACCTCTAGTCAAATTATCACTAGATTCTAAGAATGAACTTTCTATAGATACTAGAGTTATGGGACTTGGAGGAGAAGATGAGTTAACTATTAATTCCATTGCTCAGAGATGGTCTTATTGGAGGCAATTTGATTGGCCTGAATCAGCAACCACTGATTCTATGCTTAGTTCAATGGTGGTTACACCCTTATATTGTCAATCAGTTACAGCTTCTCCTGTGCTTGAAATTCATCCTACGGCACTTGCATATGCTTCAACACCATTTGAAGCATGGCAAGGTTCCATTAAATTTCGATTTAATGTTGTTTGCTCTGAATATCATCGTGGACGTTTGCGTATTGTGTACAATCCAGCAACTAGTCCACCAGGTGCTATTCCTTTCAATCAAGTATATTCTACTATCGTTGATATCGCTGAAAATCGCGATTTTGAATATGAAGTCAAGTGGGCAGATATTCGAGCATGGGCTCAGAATCTGGGTATTGCTAGCTATCCTTCGTCTACTATTCATGATGATGTTAATCCAGTAGTTGTTGGAGGACAGTTTGATAATGGTTCAATAGCAGTATACGTTGTAAATGAATTGGCAACACCTTCTATTAGTTCTGCTGATGTAAAGATTCAAGTTTGGGTTAAGGCAGGAGACGATTTTGCTGTCTCTGTACCCGCTACTAAAAATCTAGATACACTTTCAGTGTTTTCACAACAGTCAGAAGTGGCTCCTGAAGCATTGGCTACAACTGAAGATACTTCTAATTCACCAACTTGTGTTGCGGAGGTTGCTTCATTTGCACCTGGCGAACATATTCCTGATAACAATCAGTATCTTGTATATCAAGGTGAAAGAATTGTTTCTTTTAGGGAAATGTTAAGGCGATATCATTATCATAATGCTTATTGGCCTGCTGAAATTGGAACAACTGCTGTTATACGTAAGGTTGTACATCATATCCATGATTTTCCATTTTATCGTGGATGGGAAAGAGGACCTGCACAAGATACAGCTGCTGATTCTACTATTACTCCACAACCTTATAATTTTGTGAATACAACTTTACTGAACTACTTGACTCCTGCATTTGCTTGTAGGCGAGGAGGACTCAGACATAAGATGGTATATACAAATGCAGGGGGTGCTTCTCGATCACTTAATATGTCGGTAACACGACATAATTTGTTTGGAGCTACAAATGATGCATATTCGCATGATTTGACAGGAGTAGTTGGTCTACGCAGATCTGAATTGTTAGAAACTGAATTTGCAGGTTTGGGAGGTACCCATGTAACTGCATTATTCCAGAATCCAGTATTAGAATACGAAACTCCATTTTATACGAATGGACAACGTTTCTTACCGGCAAGACGGACTAATCTCTATGACACTTTACAGATGGCACACGAGATTGCTCTTGATGTGGCTGATGCAACTCCTGGTGATGATATCAAACTTGAAAAGTATGTTAGCATTGCAGAAGATTTTCAACTCGGAATGTTTACAGGAGCACCAATCTTGTACGCATATTCGAATCCTGTTGCTGTAACATAAATCTAGTGGGTCAGATTCATAATACATAACATAATTCATATATATAGTCGTGGTGGACTATTTCAAAACACCAGATCCTTCTACTATGAAGTAAACTAGTCGCAAGAAATTCTTCGGAATTAGAATACCATACGGCGGTCGTATGGGGGTATAATTGAATACATCAATTATTTTCCTGAATGAGACAATCTTGTCTTACACTTAAATCATTGTGATTTATAGGTTTTATGCATTAAACCTTTTGTAAGACATTCGTGTCTTCCTAAGGTTTATAATTTTTACTATAGATCGCAATTTTCTCAGTGTATGTTCGAAATAATGCATCGACGACTAATACGTTCTTATGAGGTTAACAAATCCTCGCGTAGTATTAGTAATCGGTCGGGCCGCTTACGC